AGTCTCCCCTACGTGTTTAGCTTAACAAACTAAACAATATCATGGCTGTCGGGTTTGAAACCGATCCGGGACAAGCGTTTTAACAGCTTGTTCTTCGCTACTCGTAAGAAAACGATAGCAGTCCTGATATCTGTAGGTCTCGCATCCATAGTGGGTGCGAGCATGGGAGACTTCATTTATTTTAACCATAGCAAACTAGGAGAATGACATGACTGACCGACATAGAACTAGGGATGCAAATCCCATTGACCTGCCAGTATCAAAGTATACTAACGGCGTGCTAGTAAGCACTCGTCAGACTAGGGTACTGCAGGCTTCCGAAGAAATGCACGATGTTGTTGTGCAAGGCTTTGGAAAACGTTCGAACGCCGGTGAAATCATTAATAATCCTATGAGCTATTCAAAATCGTCTGTCTTCTGCTCTGTAGGTGGTAAAAGTACCATCAAACAGGGAGGTAGTACATACGAGATATATGGACAAGGTAGTCTTACCGAATTTCAACGGTACGACAAGGGCTCGCCCTGGGTAAACGGGATTTATCCCGTCCCCGCCGAACCAACTCTCGATGTAATACAGGCTGCTCAAAGCAAAGCAATGGGCAACTTAGACAGATCGCCATACTCGTTCGCGGAAGACATCGCAGAGATGAGGGAAACTTTTCGATTTTTGAAAGATCCCTTAGGCTCGTTACGCGACTTATCGAAATCCTTTAAAAAGGACGTAGATGTCTATAGTGCAAAGAAGTACCTAAACCGGGCGCAAGCAATTGCTAACGTTTGGCTACAGTACCGATTCGCCGCTGGTCCGCTCATTCGTTCCGCTCATGACCTTTTAGAGGCACAGAGCGATAGTATTAGACGTCCTGTTAGACGTACTGCTCGTGGCAATGAGACTTACAAAGTCCAGAATTCTGGGCTGGGTAAGGCAAAGAGCTACTACTGGTATGAGGGATCCACAACTGTGGAGTCCGAGACCAAAGCAGGAATACTATACGAGGTTGCCAATCCTTTAAACGATTGGCAGTTCAAGTACGGTCTGAGATTTAAAGATATACCTGAGACTCTATGGGCGATAACGCCTTACAGTTTTATGGTTGACAGGATGTTCAACCTCTCTCAAGCTATTCGAGGGGTGACGTCTTTCTTAGATCCCAGGGTTAAAATCCTTGCCGGCTGGGTCACTCAAAAGAGGACTCAGACAAGTACGCTTAGTTATATTGACTACAGCTACCCATCGGCAAGTGCCGTCACCATAACACCCGATGTGCGTGTCGTCGAAGACTTCACGTATGACCGGAGTGTATGGGAACCGTCAATGAAAGACGCAGTTCCAGTCCTGGAACTGTCGGGCCTTATTGACACGTCAACTAAGCTAGCGGACCTCGCTGCGCTAATAATGCAGCGATTACGCTAATCAACCTGGAGAAGACTTATGTCTCTTTCTAATGCTAGTATCCCTATTGGGGCTTCGTACTCACCAACTGGTGGGTCAGCAACTACCCTTGTATCGCTCGGTTCGTCCGAGGGCAGGAATAAGTTGTACATCAATGACGGGAGTGATTTAATACTCCGCAAGACTTGTCTTGCAACGTCAAAGGCGCCGGCGCCTAATGCTGGGTCCCCGAATGGGTACACTCAGCAACGGTCGACCATCGTTTTCCACGTGCCGATGTTGTTGGCAAATGGAGAATACACCACAAACACAGTTAAGGTCGAGATTTCTTTCGATCCTGAAGCTGATGCGAGCGAGCGCGCGTATCTACGCGAGCTAGTTGCTCATGTTGGTGTTGACGCAGACTTTGATGGTCTGCTTGACGATGGTTCGGTGGCGTAGTAATGACCTCTCTCGAGGCCGCGTACCAACGGATGAAAACGAGTGATAAACAAAAGCTCGCGTTCATAGCTATCTGCTTAACCCAATCGGGTTGCAGCGCTATTACTCCGTTGGACGACTACATCACCACTCATAACCTCTACGGGAATCTCTGTAAAGAGTTCCTGGAACAAGGTAATGAGGTGGCTACAGATATTGCATCTGAGCCAGCCGGTGCGGTTAATCTCACTGAAGGAAGTATCCAAAATGAGACAAACACGAAGCAAATCAAAGAAAACCCAGAGGGCGTTCTTTAACCCTGACGAAATAGCAACAGCTACTAGTCAGTTATTAAACCGTGACTTATCCTCTGCCCACCAGTTGTACGGTGGAGGTAATTCGCTGCAGAAGTTTTACTCAGCAAGTCAGTCGGCCTCGTACCTTAAAAAGTACGACTCGACACAGAGTGATTCAGCTGGTTTGGAGAAGGCTGCTTTTAAAGCTTTCCTCTCAACTAATTGTAGGATGCGTGAAGTTAACCGGAAATTCCGGGCCCCTCGCAATATTCCTGCGCATAGGCTGAACCCTAGCGAGCTTTTGCTCGTTCGTGCACGTGCCTTGTTGGCATGGACACTTAGGGATATCACTTTTGGTGAACTGTGCGACTATGCCGCCCATTCGGGTGGCGTGACCAAAGGCGTTCGGTATTCCGACACGTCCTGGGAAGCTAAGTTTACTTGGCCCTTGAGTGGGACCAAAGTGGTAGGTTCGCTGTATAGGCAATACTTATCCGAGAACAAACAGTTCAAGGACGCTGTTAATAGTTTGAACAGCCAGAAGACACTAGTGTCTCCGGAGTATGAATATACGCGATCGTCACGTGCTACGACCGTGCCAAAAGATAGTACAAAGCGCCGCATGATCGCCATTGAGCCCACGTTGAATATGTTTTTTCAACAAGGACTTATGGCTGTTATGTATGATCGTCTGCGTGCTGTTGGACTGGACGTAGAGAGTTTACCCCTGAGACACAAACGTCTTGCATACGAAGGTTCAGTGAGTGGCAATTTGGCCACCATTGACTTTTCGTCGGCGTCTGACTGCGTGTCTCTCGAAGTACTGAGGTATTTATTACCGCCTCAGTGGTTCAGGTACGTTACCATGCTTCGCTGCCCCTCGATGGAAATCTTGGGGAGTACAGTAAAGCTAGAAATGGTGAGTACTATGGGGAATGCGGGAACATTTCCGCTGGAGACTCTCGTATTCTGGGCCCTTGGAGTGGGTGCAATTATGCAGCGGACACGGACTAATCCGTATTCCCTTCTCAGTTTACCTGAGGAGCGGGACGCGGTGTCTGTGTTTGGCGATGATTGCATCCTCCCCACCCCTGATGCAGATGCCTTTATGGCTATTTGCGAGGAGGTGGGATTCCTGGTGAACAAGGAGAAATCCTTTGTCGAGCCAGGTCCGGGGTTCCGGGAGAGTTGTGGAGGTGATTATTTCCACGGCTCAAATGTGAGGCCTTTCAATTTGAAGGCCCCTACCTCTACGAGAATGAGTGCGTTAGAACCCTGGCTGTACATACAGCTTAACGGGATCTTAAAGAAGTACATATCGTACTTCGGACCCCTTAGGTATGTGTATGACAAGGCTCTTTTAGCGTATTACTTCTCGTTGTTCAGGAAATACCGACTAAAGGTTAAGTTGGTTCCTCCTGATTTCCCGGATGACTCAGGTCTGAAAACTTTAGACCGTGAGCGTCTCGACGCGTGCTATTCAGTCCCTTGGGACATAGTGCGTACGTCGAGTCAGGGTTGGGCATCTTATCGATACTGTCGATTCGTTTATACGAACAAACGGGACCGGTTTGATGCGCTCCGCTACGTCATGTGGTTAAAGCACCCCATTGTTAAAAACCAATGGTGGCACGCTGACCAAGTGACAAAGCAGATCTTCCCCATCCGAAGAAAAGGTAGTTACATCGTAGCTAGAGGTTTAACTCCCTTCTGGGAGTAGCGCCTCGTTTAAATACAAAGTCCCCGGCGGGCGGCCTCACGGCCGCCCGTCGGGAATACTCTGTTGCCTTAGCCTGC